CAGTGAGCTGCGGGTTGATGAGACTTTTAAGTCACCTATTGACGGTACGATTATTAGCACGAAGCAACAGCTACATGATCACAACAAGCGAAATAATGTGGAACAAACCACAGACGGCCACTTCCAAGATTGGAAAGCAGGGCAAGACAAGCGCGATGATTTCTATCTAGGGAAGACTGGAAAAGAAGAACGAATAGAGGCGATCAAGAAGACCCTCTATCACTTAGGAGAACGACCATGAGCGGCGATACAATGCGTGATGCTATGACGGCTGCGTACGAGGAGGCTGAGAATGAAGAACAAGAAGAAGCAGGGGGATCCCCGGAAAACGCCTCGGAGTCCTTGGGGCTTGCCCCCGAGGGAGAACCTTCCGGAGAAGAACAAGTATCAGGAGCAGAAGGAGGACAAGAAGACCTTGGAGGAGAGCCGGAAGGCGGCACACCTCCAGATACAGGAATTCCTGTTTCGGCCGCACCCGCCGGGGATGCTGCACCATCTGGTGATGGTCCGCAAGCGCCCGTTTCCTGGAAGCCTGGAATACGGGAACACTGGGCAGGAATACACCCCGAGGTCCAGGACGAAATTGCCAGACGAGAAGCCGACCATAACAAAGTCCTTAACGACTCGGCAGGTTTTAGAAAGGTGGCGGACGAATACTACCGGACTGTAGCTCCGTTCCAAGGTCTTATACAGGCTCAGGGGAGTACTCCGGCTGAAGCTATCCACAATCTAATGTCCACAGCAGCCCAGCTCACACAAGGTACTCCGGCTCGGAAAGCTGAGGTAGTCCTTAACATCATAAATGAGTATGGTGTGGATATCAGCATGTTGGATCAAATACTGGCGGGTCAGCCTGTCGCCGACGACCCCAACGCTGCCCTCCTTACTTCCATTGATGAACGCCTAGCCCCGATACATAACTTCATGGGTGGAGTCCAGCAACAGCAGACTACTCGGAATGAAGCTGTTGGGGCTGAAGCTGCGACAGAGCTGGCAACCTTCGCAACAGCGCACAGTGAGTTCTATGAGGACTTACGGGATGACATGGCTGACCTGCTGGAAATGGCAGCGAACCGTGGACGGGCTATGACTATGGAGGAGGCCTATGAACGAGCAGCCGGAGCGCATCCCGACATTGGCCCTATACTTCAACAGCGAACAGCGGCGGCGGCAGGAAAACTTGATCCTGCGGCAGCGGCTCGCAAACGCAATGCCTCTTCTAGCATTAGGGGGACTCCAAATGCAGGAGGAACTCCCGGTGGTGGAGAAGAGACGGTGCGGGGAACCATAGAGCAGCTCTGGGATGACCAAGTTGGAGGTATTGAACACTGAACGCTTGCTTTTCGCACCCTTTATATGCTATCCTACGCGTGAATGAGGAACTAGGAATTCCCAGCCCCCACAGGCAGATTTCCCCAAGTGGCCGAAAGCGTAATCACACTTAACTTGGAGGAAAAGAACAATGCCTTTCCCAAATATCAGTGACATTATTGCTACTACGATTGACAGTCGTACGCGCAAGATCGCTGACAACGTAACCGATAACAATGCTTTGCTGAGCAGGCTCAGTGCGAAAGGCAAAATCAAGACAGCCAGTGGTGGTGTCAAGATTTTGCAGGAACTTTCGTTTGCTGAGAATGCGAACCAAGGCTGGTATTCGGGGTACGACCTCTTACCTGTGGGCGTGTCCGATGTACTCAGTGCTGCTGAGTACGATTGGAAACAGGCAGCGGTTCCCGTTGTCATCTCTGGCCTGGAGATGTTGCAAAATTCAGGCAGGGAGCGCATGATTGACCTTATGGAAGGTCGGTTGGGCGTAGCAGAATCAACAATCGCAAACCTTATCTCTGACGGACTGTACTCTGACGGTACTGGCTCCGGCGGTAAGGAAATTACCGGCTTGGACGCCGCCGTACCAGTTGACCCGACTACGGGGACATACGGTGGTATTGACCGAGCTACCTTTACCTTCTGGCGCTCGCAGGTGAACACTGTCACAGTCACCGCTGCGAACATACAGCAGGAAATGAACCAGTTGTGGGCATCACAGATTCGCGGTTCCGACCGGCCGGATTTGATCATGGTGGACACACTGTTCTGGGAACTCTATGTAGCCTCTTTGCAGGCCCAACAGCGATTCAATTCTCCGGTTGGTGGCGATGCCGGATTCCCGAGCATTAAGTACTTCGACGCAGATGTGGTCCTTGATGGTGGTATCGGCGGTAATGCAGTTGCGAGCACCGCGTACTTCCTGAATTGCGACTACATCTTCTATCGCCCTCACAGTGACAGAAACATGGTCTCGCTCTCCCCGAACCGTCGGTACTCTACCAACCAGGATGCAGAAGTGCAAATCCTCGCTTGGGCTGGAAACCTGACGTCTAGTGGCTCACGGTATCAAGGCAGGCTCGTCGGCGCGTAAACGGCTCACGCTTCAGCCGGTCGCAGTATCGGGCCGGCTCTTTTTAACAAGGAGATTTTAACGTGGTAAATCTAGCAACAGCCGAAGGCCGAATCGGTGCTATTGACCCTGATCGCAGGCAGTTAATCAATTCCGATGGTGGAGTTGATGGTTGGCCTGCCCCTGACTTTGAGTTGAACACTCAGCAGAAGGGGAGTGACGGGTTTATGTATCGGTTCGTCCAGGCTAATGGCGCGATTGCAGCCTCCCAGACTGATGTAGCGGTTGACGCCGCTGGTCAGGCTTCGGATGGTCTTGGTGCTTACGTGAACACACTCGCATTCGTTGACAACGAGTACGGTTGGGTTCGCAACGTGGTCATCACCGCAGACGCGACCTAAGGAATGGGACGGGAGGGGGTCGCTCCCCCTCCCAACTCTTTATGCCTTTCATAAACGGGACAGATTATACAGACGACGGGAGGATGGAGATCCATAACGAGGCTCTCCCCTACACTCCTGCGCCTGAAGATGTTTACATCAATGGCACTTTGCATCACGGTACGCATGGTCACATGATCGTATCCGGTAGTGCATTTGAAGGTGCCACTGATGTGTTCATTAACGGGTACCGACACACTCAGTTTGGTGTTCGGTATATACAAATTCCCCCAGCAGTTTCCCCCGGATGGGTTGAAGGCTTTTCCGTAGAGACAGACCCTGCGGCAGCGGGGCGAATGCCAATTCAAGGAGCCGCAGCAGTGACGTCAAGCCGAGGGGCTGGGCGAATAGCTACTGGGGAAACCTGTGTTGAGATATCTGTACCACCTCCTGCTGAAGTAGCACAGATCAATAACGTCACCCGGACCTTCCAAACTCCGATAGTCTCTCCTAACACCGCATCGCTAGGGTGGGAGCTACAAAGCGGAGGCTTTTCGACGATTATTGAGAATGCTGATACTGGCGGAGGCCCTCCTACCTTCACTAACGTCAACACTGGGACGGACTGGGTCATTCCTCGTCCTCCGGTTGCTGTTTATCACGCACGATGGAGCCAGTCCGGCGGCGGAGGAAGTGCTGATGGCTCTAGCACCGCTCAGGCCACATGGGTTCCCCTGTCTGGTGGCTTGATCATTAACATGGACGAGGAGTTCGATTCAACCTACCAGATTATAGCAGACGTAGACATCAGTGACGACGGTGGGTCTACTGTTCTTGACAGTGCCGTCGTTGATTTAACGTTGATTATTGACCCATAATAAGGAGAAAGAAGTGGAAGCTGATTACGGTATGACAGAACAAGCATTTCTGGGCGGTGAGCAGAATGCTAGGTACGCTGAGGACAGTAAATTGTTCGTGACTTTCTTTAAGCACCCGACGGAAGACAAGGCGCAGTCGCTTGAGCAAGGCCGACCAATTTACAAAGAGATAGACTATTGCCGCATCATGGTCCCCGGTGATAAGGACAGTATCGTTGTTCGCCCGGCTCGTTTGCTGGACAAACAACGATTTGCCAAGCAGTTCGCAGCTTATGAGGCAGGTGAAAAAGAGTACCTGGATGGGATGCCCCTCAAGGCATGGCCGATGGTCACTCGTGGGCAGGTTGAAGAGCTCAAATACTTCGGCTGCCACTCGGTTGAGCAACTGGCCGACCTTGCAGATATCCATGTGCAGAAGTTCATGGGTATGGGTACGCTCAAAGAGCAAGCGAAGGCGTACATTCAACAGGCCCAGGAAAATGCTCCGCTGGTGCAGCTCAATGCAGCAGTTGAGCAAAAGGACAGTGAAATTGCTGCGCTGAATGAGGCAGTTGAGGACTTGAAGACTATTGTGGCAGAGCTTCAAGCAGATAGCAAACCTGCGCGAAAGAAAAAGGCGAGTTAAATGGCAGCGATCAGTAGGTACATCACCGCACAGGATATTATCAATCGGGCAGCAGTTGAATGTGGACTGGAGCCTAGCACTGATGTATTTGCTGATCCCAACCCTTCGTTTGTACAGCTACGGAATTTGATCACAACGTGTGGCCAGGATCTTAATGAGTCCTATCCCTGGGAAATCCTCCGCAGGGAGCATAACATCGTCACTTCTAACCCACCTGATACTGGTGTGTATGACTTGCCAGATGACTTTGGGTACATGATCGATCAAACTGGCTGGGAGCGGTCACAAGATGTACCGCTCGGTGGCCCGTTGTCGCCTCAACAGTGGTCGTATCTTCTGGGCCGGGACTTGGTGAACTTTACTATCTATGCCAGCTTCCGTATCATGGAGAACAAGTTTAACATCTTCCCCCAGCCTCCACCGGATGGCTTGGACATATTCTTTGAGTATATATCAAGGAACTGGGCGGAGTCTTCTTCTGGTTCAGGTACTTTCTGCGACACTATTGATGCTAATGATAATGTCGTACTGTTCAAGCCAGTGATGATGGTGC